ACGTACTGCAGTATCAAGGTCAAGCCTATGATGTAATATTTTTAGAGGAAGCCACGCACTTTTCAGAATTTCAGTTTAATGTATTTATGGAAAGTAACCGTATGAGCGGTATGGCGGGTGCTTTGTTTAAGCCAAGAATGTATTTAACCTGTAATCCAGGTGGAGTTGGACACGCTTGGGTCAAAAGGTTGTTTGTAGATAAAGAGTATCGAAACAAAGAGAAGAAAGAGAACTATACATTCATACAGAGTTTAGTATTTGATAATGAGTTTATAGTCAAGAACAACCCAGAGTACATTGAGAACCTTGAAAACCTACCCGAAATGCGAAGAAGGGCAATGTTGTTTGGTGATTGGGACGCCTTTGAAGGTCAGTTTTTTCCAGAATTTACAAGAGAAGTTCACGTTGTTGAGCCATTCGAGATACCTTCTAATTGGTTTAGATTTTTGTCACTTGACTATGGAATGGATATGACTGCTTGTTATTGGTGGGCGGTAGACCCTGATGGGTTTATGTATGCTTATCGTGAGTTGCACCAACCAAGTTTAATATTATCAGAGGCTGCACAGTTGATAGATGAGATGTGTTTAGAGCCTTATTCGTACATAACAGCAAGTCCAGACTTATGGAACAGGAGACAAGAGACAGGTAAATCTGGCTATGAGATAATGACTGAAAACGGTTTACATTCGTTAAGACCTGCCGGTAATTCGAGAATACCAGGTTGGAGAATGTTTAGGGAGTATTTGAAGCCTGTTAAAGACAGATATGGTAATTTAACCCCTAAATTAATGATATGTGCCAACTGTACAGAGGCAATTAAGAGTATCCCACAGTTACAATATCACGAAACAATACTAGAAGATGCATCTTCTAACCCACATGAAATTACCCACGCACCTGAAAGCATACGATATGCAGTTATGTCAAGACCACAGAGTGCTGAAGAAGCAAAGCCTGTTAAGATTAAGAATGTATTTATAAGAGAGAGAAACGAAGATTTCATTGGAGTAGGTGCTGGAGATAAAGTTATAGAGATTTAGGAGTTGAAATGATAATTATTCTGATAATGATATGCCTTATACATATTGGTATTTTATGGGAATTGCGTAGAATTTCCACCTACTTGCAAAAGGAAGTAAAAACTGTAATCCCTGTTTTTAAGGCATTCGCTAAAGATGTCAAAGAAACTAAGGAAATGACCGATTTTAAGACTGTAATGGATAATATTGATGCCTATGATGGCACAGGAAAAGGGCAGGCTAAGGTATGAGTGATATTACAAAAGTATGGAAAAGGTATGAAAACGGAGTAGATTACCACTTAAAGAATAACCTTTATTCAGAAACTGAAACATTTTACAATATGGTAGAGGGTAATCAGTGGGCAGGATTGGAAAGTGGTAATGAGATTTTCCCACAACACGATTTTGTATCAGTTGTAGTCAGTCATAAGACTGCGATGATAGCGTTAAATCAAATGACAATCAATTATTCTTCTACAAATAGTGGAGAAAACCAAGAGATATTCCACCTTGCTTGTGAAAAACTGAACGAATTTGCAAGAAACAAGTGGGAACAGACCAAAATGGACACTAAAGATTGGGATATTGTAAGCCAAGCCTGTATTTCAGGTGATAGTTACTTATTTACATACAATTCAGACTTAGACAGTCAGATTATAGACAGAACGAACATTTATTTATCAGATGAGCAAGAGCCTGATATTCAAAAACAGCGTTGGGTAATCATTTATGAAAGAAGATTAGTTGAAGATGTAAAAGATGAGGCAAAAGCAAACGGTGTTAAGGATTGGGAAGATATTAGTGGCGATAGTGACACGAGAACCTTGCCAAAAGGTGCGAAAACAGAGGTTTCAGGTCAGGATAAGTGTTCCTGTTTATTGCAAATAGAGAAGAAATCAGATGGAATATACATTTCAAGGTCTACAAAGGGTGTAATTTACCAGCCTGAAACTAAAATTGAGGGTTTAACCTTAATTCCTATTGCTAAAATGACTTGGCAATCAAAGAGAGGCTCTGCAAGGGGAATAGGAGAAGTAAAAAAACTCTTAAATAATCAGATAAATGCTAACAAATTACTTGCAATTCGCTACCAAAACAACAAAATGACAGGTTATCCAAGACCTGTGTACAATGTTGAAGTAGTTGCAAATCCTGACGATGTAGGTAAAGTAGCCACTCCTATTAGAGTAAAAGGTATGCCTGCACAAAGGGTTAGAGAGGTATTTGACTATATCGCCCCACAGGCTATGAGCCAAGATGGGAAAATGCTACAAGATGAATTAGTTGTTATGAGTAGGGATTTAGCAAGTGCAGGTGATAATGCAACAGGTAATGTCAATCCTGAAAGAGCAAGTGGAGTAGCAATTATCGCAATCAGAGACCAACAGGCACTTGCTACTACAAGGCAATCTGCATATCACAGGCAGTTTGTGGAAGATTTAGCACTTATTTGGTTAGATATGGTAAAAGCCTATAATCCTAATGGAATGACCGTAACTACTAATGTTGATGGAATGTTAGAAGAATACTTCATAGAGGCAGAGGTTTTAGAAGAATTAAAGACCAAAGTCAAGATAGATGTTAGTCCTACTAATCCATTTAGTAAATATGCAAGGGAACAGGCATTAGAAACTGCACTAAACAACAAGCATATTAACTTTACAGAGTATGTATCTGCATTAGACCAAGATGGAACAGCACCTAAAATGAAGTTTGAAATGATACTTGCAAATAGAGGCTCTGAAGAACCAATGGAAGAACCAATGGAAGAGCCTATGGAAGAACCGTATCAGGAACAGGAGGATTTATATGAAATGCCCGAAGTGTCCTACTGAACTAATTTTAGACCATACAAAGACCGAAGGGGATAAGACTGTCTATGTTTATGTGTGTCTTAATCCAAAATGTGAGATTTACAGAAAAGCCTTTACAGTAAGTGGGCAAGAAGAACTTACTCAAATAAAGGAAAAGCCTGTTAATCAATAATTCGCTGGCTTAGCGTAAAAACCAATAGGAGAACACTATGTTAGAAAATGATGGCGTAATTGAGGAAGTCGCTACCCTTGAAGAAGAACCTACTGCAGAACCAACAGAACCTGTTGAAGAGGTGCAAGAAGTGGAAGTCACCGAACCACAAAGTGCAGAGGATAACTCTAAGTTTGCTGAAATCAGAAGAAAGTACGAAGCAGAGACTAATGCTATTAAACGAGAAAGAGATTTACTATTAGGAACTTTGAATGAATATGGGTATCAAGGTTCTGCACAAGAAGTTTCAGATGCGTTGTATGCACAAATAGTCGGAGTTTCGGAAGATGAGGCGAGGGCAATTAGAGAGCAAGAAGAACGGGCAACCCTTGAAAAGCAAACGCTATTAGAGGAAGTAGAAACTTACAAGAAGATAGCCATTGAGAAATTGATGTCTGATGACTTAATGGCAATACAGAAAGTCTACCCAGAGGTTAAGTCTTTGGAAGAACTTGGTGATGATTTCTTTAACGCTATGTCGGCTTTAGGCTCAAGAGACCCTTTGCTAGCCTATGAAGTAGTAAAGGCGAAGAAAAGTGCTACTGAAAAGCCAAAACCACAAGAAATAGGCGGTGTGAACTCATCTTCAAGCAAAGAAAAGGACTTCTATACTCCTTCTGAAGTAGACAAATTAACAGACAAAGACTATGACAACAATCCTAAACTTATGGATATTGTCAGACAGTCTATGACTAAGTGGAAATAAGGAGATATAAGATATGGCTTATGAAAATTTCAAACCAACATTTTGGTCTAAGTACATTCAGACCGAACTTGACAAGAAGTTAGTGCTTGCAGACTTCACCAACAGACAGTTTGAGGGTGAAGTGGAACACGGTAAAAGTGTAAAGATTTTGGGAGTTTCAAGACCAACTATATTTAGATACACAGGCGGCGACCTTCCTTCACCTGAAGAAGTTAATGACACTTCCGTATTCCTTGACATCAATGTCGTAGATGCCTTTAACTTTATGGTTGGCGACATTGACAGGGTTCAGAGTGTACCGGGCTTAATGGAGAAATTAACCGAAGGTGCTATCTATGGCTTAAAACAGGCAATGGATAGTTCAGTTGCTGCACAAGCGGTAAATGCCGGCAGATTATCAGCATCTACTAAGATTGACTCTGCGGCTGGAGCAAAGTCTGCGGTTGATACAGGGTTACTTTGGTTAAGAGAGAATGATGTTGACATTGATGAGGAAGTAGCAATCGAACTTTCACCTTTCGTGTATCAGTTAATGAAAGACAAGTATATTGAACTGGATACGTCAAATAGTGAAATGTTAAAGAAGGGCATACTTGGTTGGTACGATAATGCTAGAGTTAGAGTTTCAAATAATCTATTCAACGATGGAACTGATGTTTATTGTATGATTAGAACAAAGAACGCTATTGCACTTGCTAATCAGGTACAGAAGATTAAGCCTTTTGAACCAGAAAAGGGCTTTGGCGACGCACTAAAGGGTTTCAACCTCTATGGAACTAAGGTTGTAAGACCCAAGGAACTCTATGTAATCAAAGCACATAAATAGATATAACATAAAGATATAAGGAGATAAGATATGGCTAAATTAACACTAACTCCTGCGGTTGCTGTTAGAAACGGTGGTGTCACATTTGCTGCATATGGTGAGATACCAAAGAATGATGTTGCAGAATTTAAGGCTAAATTTGATGACCAGAAAATTGCAATTCATCTTAAAAATGCCTCCGCTACTACTACTGCAACTGCGGTAGTTGTCAAAGGCAACGGAATACAGGGTATAAATGACTTAGAGGTTACAGTTGGGACTTCAAGTGAGCAAGTAGTAGTAATTGAGAGCGGTGCTTTCAAAAATGTATCAGGTACGGATAAAGGAATGGTACAGATTAAAGACAAGAGTACAACTAACTCTGGCTTACTCTTTGCGTCAGTAGTAGTATTACCTTAAACAATGGGGAGGGGCAACCCTCCCTTATTTTCAAGGAGTAAATATGCGAATATTAATAGCATTACCTACTTCAAGGCATATTGAAGTAGAAACATCTGCAAGTTTAATAGGTATGCACAAGGTAGGCGAAATAGGTGTGTATATGCCTGTTGGGTATTCTGTTGATGTTTCAAGAAACCTAATAGTAGACCACGCTATTTCAAACAATTATGATTACATCTTTTGGGCAGACACAGATATGATTGTTCCTAAAGACGCCTTG